TACCATTCTGTATTCATTAGATTGCCATACATCATTACCTTGATTATCTTTTACCTGCACCATCATATCCAACATTTCACGAATTATTGTGCTTCTGTTTTTGCTTCCCTTTGGCCTGCCTGTAGGATTACCACTCTTGCCTTTTTCAAAAGGTTTTAAGTTTTCAATTTTGCTCATTTCTCACTGTATTTTCACTGTTTTTAATACCTTCATCATATTCATTAAGGTACTGTTTTAATTTGTCTTCAGCTTCTTTTTTAAGTTTGTGTTTCTTGTTCGTATTCATATTCATTAAATAGTTTTCTCATTGTGTCTACTAGTTCTTTTACACAACTACCACAGCTTGACATTTTTCTTTGTTGATTGAATATTCTATTATGTATTTTTAATAATTTTTGTTGTTCTGTTGCACCTAATCTATTATTGATGTGTTTAAATATATCTTTTAATGTTTCATATTCTTCTGCGTTTAAGCATTCTGGTTTAGAGTAAGGGAATAAAGAATTTAATCTTTCCTTCCTTTTTTCACATCCACAGTCCATTCCTAGTTTATCAAATATGTAATTTACACCAGCTTTGATACCTGTTGCTTTTGTTATCTTTTCTATTGTATCTCCTAATCCCTTACTTTTCATATAGTTTCTTTTTAATATTTTTTTTTGCTCTTTTAATTGTATTGTATACTGTTACGTGTCCTAATCTTGTCTCTTTTGCCAACTTTCTGATGCTATTGAATTGCTTAACATACAACGTAAATAGTTTACGGTCAAACCAGTACATACCATTTAATATGTCTAGTACTTTATTGTTAAATTCTTCTATTTCAAATTCTTCTTCTTCTACTATGTTTTTTATTACTGCGTTATCGTCTTTAGGTATCTTGTTTTCTTTGTTTGCGTTATCTTGTATTATTCTTTTTATTGTTCTTTTTATAATTCCGAAGTGTGGTTTATCGTTTATTATTAATTGTTGTGTTTCCAGTTTTCCATCGTGTACTTGTTCATATAGTTTAATGTACATTTCCTGTACTATATCTTGTACAACTTTCTTATCTTTCTTATATAATAAATTATTCGCAATTTCACAAAAATCATTATGATAAAGTGCAAGGTGTTCTAATATATTATTTAGCTCGACCTTCTTCAACTTCAATTAACAAGTTTACAAAATCATCTAATTCAATAGCCACATAATCACGTTCAAAGTTTTTAGTGAAACATACCACTGGCATCTTTGCGTTTCCCAAACAATCATTTCTACTTTGTTCAAGTGCTTTCCAAATATTTAGTTTTTCTTGATTCTTACACTCCCAATTAAATTCACTTAAAATACTATTATCATCAATGCAAAGAATATCACCTTTCATAGATAATCCACCACTATTGGGAGTACGTCTGATATTTGCTTGCAACTTTTCAGCTAAATACTTAGCTACTTTTAATTCAAACCTTTTGCCTTTTTTATTTGCATTCATCTTTGCTTATTTGAAAGTGTTCGCGAACTGCTGCACCTAGATCAGCATTATTTGGATATATAGCACACAAGTATTTTATACCATTCACCACAGGTTCATAAGGATTCTTATAATATTCTTTAGTTTGTTTTAATTCGTTAAGTGTTTTTTGATTTTTCATTTCATCTATTAAATAAAAAATGTGTTAACATTCCTGCAAAGAATGATACAATACATACTAAAAACACCACATAATATATATAATCTATATTAATCATATTATATAAAATTACTAAATTTTTTCTTTAGTTGCTGATTCTGCTTGTATGCCTTGATGCAGTTCTGTTCTGCTATTAAGTTTTTTTTGTGTAAATTATCTAATGCAGCTTGTAAATAAACTATTGTAGAATATGCATCTGTCAATGTATCTAACGCTTCTTTCCTGCTGTTGGTTGCTTTTTCTTTAATGTTTTCTTGTGCTTGTAGTATAAGTATCTGTAACTTGTTCTTTGTAATTGTTATATCTATTGTGTCCATTATTGTTTTTTATCTTCCATATATAGTAGTTCATCACCTAACTTTTTATCAAGTGTTTTAATTAATCTATATATTATTAAACTTCTTCTTTTTGCTTCTTCCTTTTCTTCTGGTGTGCTATCAGTACCTAGGTTTGCATATAAGTTGCAATCTATTCGTAATAGTTCATCAATCTTTTGTTTATCACTCCAACTTTTATAACTCATAAAAGTATCTATGTTTTCATATCTATATTTCATTGTTTTTGTTTTAATACATTTAAACCACCAATAGTAAAACCTAAACCATTATTGTAATCAAATCTTAATGGCTCATTTAACATTGTTGGCTTACCACCTGTTTCTTTATCCTTTATTTTATAAACGTGTACTTCTGTCATCATCCATAGTTTATCGTGTGATATTAACCTGTGTAAACAAATGAAATTATCTACCCTGTTTGGAAACACTTGCCCACCCTCACAATCTGCTTTTCTTGGTGGTTGTATGTGTCCATATAATAAATGGTCAGCAGGATATACACGCCTAGCAGCTTCTGTCTGCGGGTGCATTGATATAAACATTGTTTTGCCTGTTTTGTTGCAAAACTCCCTAACATCATTGCATATTTGATAATTGCGCTCAAATTGTGATATTCTTCTGTCGTGATTTATACCTGTGTATGGGTCTATTAAACAACCATCACATTGTTCTTTTTCAAATATTTGTAATAGTTCTTTATGGTTGTACAGTTTTCTATTATCAATAAATTTAAAATACTTACTTATTTGATCGTGATAAAATAAATATTCATTTAAATCTTTTATTGTTACACCTGTCCACATTTGAATTATATCACGTTTCAATTGTCCTGCGTTGTTTTCACCTGACCAAATACACCACTTCTTATTATGTAATTTACTTAATGCTGTTAAATACCATAATATGAAATTTGTTTTGCCGACATTATCAAGACCAAGAAACATATTAAAATTTCCTTTTTTGTACAAGAAGTAGTCATCTAAAACGCAACCAATACCCATACCTTTTTTTATTTTACCAGCTTTAAATGCTTTTAAATATGGTATTGTTGCTTTATCTTCTAATATCATTTATTTAGTAGTTTTATGACTTCATCACTAACACGTAAAACATTATCATTTGCGTATTTATCTTTTTTTATCTTATCTTTTCTTAATGCTTTAGCATTGCTTGAGCTTTGCTTGTTTTGTGTGGTTTTACCACCTTTTCTACCTGCATTAACTCTTTTGACGTGTGCTTCTTTTCTTTCCTCGTATTGTTCATCTAACCATTTTATTTTTATCTTGTTATTATCTATCTTAAGTAATTGACTATCAATTAATTTATTCCAATGATCTGGAACCAATGATTTTATTTGATCTCTGCTAACGTTGCATTCTTTACTCCAATAGTAACAACATATTTTCATAAATGCGCCCTGCACATCTAAATCCATAAACATAATTGAGCCTGTTATCCATTGGTTTGGAAAGAATTTAAAGTATGGTAATTCTTTCATAGTATAGTTTGTTGATCGTGTTTTAATATATAAAAATATTTATTGACCTTTTTAGTTTTATTAAAATCTGTTTGGTATGGTGCTAATTGTGTTATTACTTTAGAATTTATTATTTTATCTTTAAGTGTTCGTAAATTAAATATAGTTACATAATCATCTATTACTATGTAGTATAGCATTTTATCATAGTAATCAGCAGCCATTAAAAGATTATAAAACTTATCTACCTGTAAATATTTATCTTGATAGTATGTGTTTCTAAATTTAAATTCTACTATCATATTAGCACTCTGTGCATCCCAGTAACTAAACTGATCATCTAAAGAATAAAGATTCCAATCGTATTTATTATTTAAATAAATTATACTTTTTTCTACTTTTTCTTTTTCAGTCATAATATGCTTTGTGTTTTTCGTTATAGTTGTTGTATGCTTGTATTTCTGATTTACTTAATCTATCCCAGGTGTATATCCTGTCAAAAGGTGCAATGTTTGTACTAATGTTATCGCTTTCATTAGCTTTTACTTTTGCCCTAGTATCAATATATTTAAAATTTTTCTTGACAGGTTTATACACACGGCATAATGTTTCAGGATGTATGTTGTACTTTTTTGCTATTTGTGGCAATGTAAAGCCATCAATCAACAATTCTTGTACAGCTAACATACTCAAACCCCTTTTCAATAAGTATTTTGATTCTTTCATCGTTTCTAAAATGGAAGATCATTACTATTTGAACCCAATGATTCCTGTTTTTCTTCTGGCTTCCAAGTATCTACACTAATGGATACATCTTTACCATATTGATCAGCTTCATCTTTTACATTGATATTTAGTTTTATAAACTTGTTACCGTTAAATTCTTGAATGTGTTCTCTAATCTTATCAGGATTAATAGTTACTTTTAACCACTTTTCATTCATTACTTTACCGCTTCCACAGTATATTGTTTTTTCTTTCATAATTGTTTTATTTTATTTTTTGTTTTCATATTAAATTCATTTAAATATAATTCCATTAAAGGTTTAAATTTATTAATTGAAGTTATTGATGCGTGGTCAACTTTAGCCATTTCTTCATATTTTTTAAATAAAAAATTTATTGTCTTTATATCCATCTTTGCTTTAGTATATGCAACTACTATCAATTCTCTCACACAATATGCAGCAATTTTACTTTTACCATATTTTTGATTTAAATTTGAAAATTTATTTACAAGAAATTCAGCAAAATTTTCATTTAGAATTATTGATGTCCCTTTTTTAAAATTAAAAGAATTTGCTTTGCCATAACCAAAATAACAATTGATAACATTACCGACTGATATATTGTTACTATTTTTTATATAAGCATCATAAACTTTTTTATAAGCTATGTTGTCTCTTGAAAATGCTTTCAAATAATCTAAACTTGTCCAAGCTTTGTTGCCATTATTAAGATTAATAATACATTTTAAATGCTCTTTAGCATTATTTGTATTAACCCAATCAACAACATATACTAGCACAGTATTTTCGCCAAGTAATTTTGCTGATTCTATTCTGTGATGACCTTCTATTACATCACCATTTGCTGCTATAATAATTGGTAAAAGCCAATCATTTTCTTTTAATTTAGTTTTAAAATTTTCAGCGTGCTTTAGAAATAAATCTCTGTTAACTTTTGCTGGTTTTAAATCTTTAATTGAATAAAAAGGTATGTATATCCCCCTTTTTAATTCGTTCTTTACTGTTGTTTTATTCATAATTTTCATTGTTGTTTATTTTAAATTAATATTTGTTCTTCTACTTCTATTTCTATAATGTCATCACCATATCCAACTAGTTCACCATTCCAGTTGTTGTACTTATCAACTAAATTATGATATTCTGTCTCACCTTTTTTTATTAAATTTAATCCTAACTTATAAACTTGTACGTTGTAAGGTGAAGTAGTTTCTACTGCAATTATATAATAATCTGCATTATCATAGTTTTCTAAATACATAGCTGCTTGCATTTTGTAATCATTGTATATCAAATCACGCTGAAAACGCTTGCCAGCGTCTGTAGTTGTTTTTATATCACATACTATAGTTTTACCGTCAAGATAGCTTTCCAGATCAACAAAACCCTTAAAATTTACTCCTGCGTGATTCCACCTTACTTCTTTTTCAGTGTGTACCTTGTTTTGCATTAGTTTATTAAATATAGGGTTGTTCATTGCGTTGTTTGCAATCGCATTAGCGTCATCTAGTTCTGATAGTTTTATGATTTGTTTATTATCATTAGCTGCTTTAAACTCTTGCCATTTTTTGCCTGAACGTATTTTACCCTCAAACACTGCATAATCATCATTAAATAAATCTGGTTCTAATAATAGTTTGTGTATAATTTTACCAAACTGCATTGCATCTGTAACTTTTGTTTTACCTTCCCAATATTTTAGTAAGTGGTTAGGTGATTTTTTAAAAGCACATAATGCGCTATAGCTTAATCTATTCCTTTTCATTGTATAATTTATTTTCTAGGCAAAAATCAATTAAATAAGCTAAATTTTCAACTTTATTCCATAAATACAAACCTTCTTCAATAGTTCCTAGATATACTAATAAAGCATCGTGTATATTAATCAACTCTAAATATGTAAAACAAGGCGAATTACTAAATTTATTTTTTAATGCTGATTTAATATTTTCAGGGTACCTGTCTATATCATATTCTTTTGCTATTTCATTTATTTTCATAGTCTTCTAGTTTTTGTTGGTAAAATTTATTGATTGCTTCGTTCCATTGTTCATCTATTTGCTGTTGCTCTTTTACTAATTCTAACAGCTTTTCACATTCGGTTTTTATATTATTTATCATATCTATTGGTTTTTAATTGCGTTTGCTACTTCATCAGCGCTTGCTACTGATTGATCTACACCTACGCCAAAATTGCCTAAAGCCCTACCCCAAGCAGATGTCTCACAGTTTTCAATAAATGAAGTTTTGTTTATAAAACTACTATTTTGTTTTTCGTGTGCATATCCACTCGCCACTTCATCACCTTCATTGTTTTTAAGTGATGCACGAACTATCACACCATTTTCATTTAAGTGTGTTATTTCACTTGTTAAGCTGTATCCTGCAAAGTGTTCTCTGAAATATTTTAATCTTTCTTGTACTGTGACGTACTGTTTACCTTTTATGTTTACTGTTTTTAAATCCATAATTTCTAATTCTAGTTAATTGTTTTTTTATTTTTTTTATTCTTTTACTATCATAATTGTATCGTAATTGTTTCCAATGCTTATCCACATCATTTAATTCATCTATTAATCTATCAAAACGGTGTCTGTGAATTTCTTTGTCATTGTTGTTTAATTCAAAACGTGTAATAACATTCTTATTCCAGTTTGCTTGTCTGATGATCTTGCGTAACCTAAAATGTAGTGAAGTGTAAAAATAGTATGCTTGCCATTCTTCCATATCTTGAATGTGTCTATAGTATTCAGTTATTTCCATTGTATTCTTCCATTAATTGTAGTAATACTTCAGAATATGACTTTCTGCCGTTGGCTCTGCATTTCTCTTGAAATTCTAGTAATGTATCTATCTTACTAGCAGGCACGTAAAATGTACGTGTTGTATAATTTACAGTTTTCATAGTTGTTTGTTTTAATAAAAAAAAAGAAGTGATTTACACTTCTTCTATAGATATAATTTTATCATAATTTGGAATATCTTTTAAATCTGCTTTTATTTGCACATTTACATATTTAGTTAAGATGCCACCAAATTTTTTATAGTATGAACTATTATTATTTGATAAAGTATTTTTTAGTTGTATTTTAAAAGTTTTCATAGTTGTTTGTTTTAATTATGTTGTAAATATATATATAATTACAATGCAAATTACAAAACACATTAAAAACTTTATTAACAATGAAATGTTAAAATAGGTGTGTCAACCTTGCAACTTGCCCGTGTTGCTTGTGAAAAAGAAATGATTCAATAGCTAAATTAGATGAAGATTGATAGCCACTTTTATGATGCCAAGCATCTGCGCCTGACGGTGAACGTAATGATTCTAATGTTACACCAACAAAATCATTTTTATGTTGAACCTTATGATGTATGTGTTGTGTGAACATATACCTGTATTTAGTTTCAGACCACCATTTACATTCATCAGCCATTATCATTGGTAGTAAATTCCATTTTATAGCATCTCCGTGTGTACTGCTTATTAATGTTTTACCATACTTAAAGTATTTACGCATAGTTAAATCATTGTTCCACGTAACATTACTACATAAGCTGAAATGCGCTTTTAACACTTCACTCATTAACCAACCCGTGATATGATCGTGATTACCACTAGTGTACATTACTTCAACATCTGCAATGTCCAACAGCATTTCAATAACTTGAACTATTAAACGTTTTCCAATTAAAAACATATCTGAAAATAATCCATCCATATCCTGTGGTGTTCCCCGTGTTGTTGTTTTAAAACCATCAACGTGTAAAATATCTCCAGAAAGCAACAATATAACTTGATCTATATGAAAACCTTCTGCTTTCTTGATACACCCTCTAACGCCTTCTAACGTGCGTTGCACTGCTATTTGATTGTTATACTCTACACCACTTACAAAACTTCTTGATAATTTACCTATGTGAATATCACTTGGGCAACAAAAAAACAAATGTGGTTCAATAACCTTTGGCCTTTGTATTTTATTATAGTGTGGTGCGTGTTGTTTTAAATCATCAAGTAAATCTTTAAATAATTTTTTATGATCTTGTTTTTTAAAATCTGGATTCTTAAAATATAAACTTGCTTCTTTTGATTTAATCCATCCACTATGTATATCATCAACACTTAAACCCTGTGCTTCTGCTTCTTGTTTTATTCTTCTATACTTGAAAATTATATCAGCTTCATCCTCTGATAATCTGTATCGTGGATTACCTGTTTTGTCTTTAAAACGTTTCTTGTGGTTTTTCAAAAAATAAAATTTTGCTAATTTCTTTTTTTAGCTATACTACCATAGTAATATCCTACGATTGATAATACTATTCCTTCAACTATTCCCGTGGTGTGTATCATTAATTCCTTGTTGTGTTCGGGTACTGTAATAAACACTATTGCAATAATTAAAAACACAAATGCAAATAAACCAACTGCACCTGTTACATTCATCATCCAATCCTGTGCGCCAGCTTTCATCATTTCTACTTCTCGTTGCCTTGCGCTATCTCTATCCTTTACCTCTAGGTTGTATAATTCTACTAGTTGTTGGTGCATCTGTGCTTTATCTTCTGGTGATAAATCAGGTTCACCATCTATTAAATTTTTAATGATTCCTAGTGTACCACTATCAGGTAATGCAGAACCAACCACCTTTAAGACATTGGGTGCTTTTTCAGCTAAAAACTTCCCTATTTTAGTATCTTTTATCTTATTCATCTTTGTACTTGTTCTGTGTTCTTTTCTTTGCGTTTGCTATTAATCTTTCTTCCATCTTCGCTATCTTAACACGTAAATGAGTGTTCTCAGTAATTAATTCATCAATCTTACGTTCTAAACCATCAATTTTGTTTTTTAATTCTTCAATTACTTTTGCCTGTAGATTGTCTTGCCTTTCTTCTTTCTTCGCATTAATATCTATTTTTTGTTTAAATAATTGCCAAATTTCTTTGAGGCCTAAAGCAGAAACTACACCAGCAACCGCAAGAATTAAATTATGATCGTCCATTTTATTCGCCTTTATCATCTTTATCAAATTTGTAACCTTCTGGCTGAAACTCTGCATATTCAGTTGAAACCTTAAAGCAAGGACACGCCTTTTTAGCAAACTCATTATGCCCGTGTAGTGTTGCACTTGGGTAAATGTTTTTAAGTGTCTTAATCAGCTTTATTAATGCATTTTTCTGTGCTTCTGTTCTTGTGTCTTTAGCACGTTTGTTTTTACTTAATCCACCTATATAACAAATTCCTATACTGGTTTTATTCTCACCTTTTACGTGCGCTCCAATCCTGTTTACGGGCCTTCCCGCTTCTATCTTACCGTCTAAACCAATAACATAGTGATAGCCAATATCTGACCAACCACGATCTTTTACGTGCCACCTTTTAATAGTTGCAGCACTAATGTTCTGGCCTTCAATAGTTGCTGAACAATGTATTATAATTTTTTCTATTTCTCTCATTTGCCTTGTCTTTTATATGGTTTGACATAATTCTTACTTCCTTTACACTTGCTCATTTTGCTTTTGGCGTGTACACCTTTTCTTTTCTTGGGCTTCTGTAATATGTTACTTACATATTTCACGTTTCAGGGTTGTCTGGTGTCCAGTCACTATCTGCTAATAAAGCAAGACATTGATCTTGGTTCATTATATCTCCAACAGGCACTAAGGAACCATCACTTACAAAACTAGGTGTCACGCTATAACTCAATATTCCTTGCGTGTTTGCTAAGTTTCTTCGCATACTTTGTGCTGAAGATTGATTAACTTGAGAAAAAAGCACTTTATCCGTATCGCTTAAATTTATTACTATATAACTTCTATTATTCATTTTTATTTATTTTAATATTTTAACTAGGTGTATTACTTACTCTATCTTCTATATCCATATTTACACTAAGAGAATTTGCTGAACTGTAAGGCGCATCTCCAATAACTTCATCACCCCCCATTCCAGAGCTTAAACCATTGGCATAACTTCCAATCCCATCTACTATAGCATCTTCTCCCATATTGCTTGAGGTTCCATTGTTTGTTCCTTTTTCATCTAAAACAGTCCAGTTAGTATTGAAAGAACTATTACTTCCTAATTGCCACCAGCTTGTAAGATTTGAATATGCACTATGATTGTTTAGATTAGATGGAACACCCTCGTTGTAAAGTTCTGTTACTTGTGCAGATGTTAAAGCTGTGTTCCACGCTGAAAGGTTTGAAAGTTTTCCATTAAAATACTGCCCTGATGTATATGCTCCTATTTTTAAACTATCAGAACTTGTTATTGTTGTAATTGCTCCTGCTGTACCATTAGTATTATTATCTAACGAAGAATTTATATATAAGTTTAAACCTCCAATAGTATTTGAACCATCATAAGTAAAAACTGTATGATGCCAAGTGTTTGTAGATAAAGATGTTGAATCTACAAATAAATATTTACTATTTGATTCAGCTATAATAATTCTTATACTTTCATTAGGTAAAACCCTTAATTGAACACCTTTTATTGCGCTCGTAAAATTTGATATAATAGTTCTGTCTGTAGAAGTATTTTCAAAATTTATCCACGCTGAAACACTAAAACTGTCACTTAATTCTAACATAGAATTTAATGTTGTTCCTAAATCTATATAATCACTACTTGCAGCATCAAACTCTAAAGCATAAGGAGAGTAACTTGTAGCTATGTCTCCGTCAGCTTCTTCGGCTGCAATATTTGGAACTAAATAATTTGCTCCGTTAAAAGCATCTTTATCTCCTAAAGGATAGTAAGCAACAGGCTTTGGAGATAAACTCATTGGGTTTCCTATGCCAGTAGAGCTTGAACCAGAAAGAGTTGTTACTTGACCTGAAGAAAGAGCGTAATTAAAAATACTTAATCCGTCTATTTTTCCGTTAAAATATCTTCCTGTGCTAAATTTATTATTACCTATTTGTCCGTCATTTCCGTTAGTTTGTAAATTCACTGAAACGGCTTGTGTGCTTTCTTGTGTTCCGTTTACATAAAAAACTAAATCTGTTCCATCATAAGTTACTATAAAACTATCCCATTGGTTAGTAGTTGTGTATGACGTTTTTAAAGTAAAAGCACTAGTGCCATCAAATAATTTTATTGAATTGTCAGCTAGCTGAAACAAAAACCATCCTCTTGGTGAAGTATTATCAAAACTAATTAGGCCTTGATATTTATTAGAAGAAAAATTAAACCATCCACTTATAGTAAAGGAAGTTCCTAAATTAAAAACAGAATTATGATCTATATTGACCACCTGACTGTTCGCAGCATCAAAGTCCATAGAATAGTTACTCTGCTTGTCTTTATTCTCATTGTTAGGCAAACGCCATTGTCTATTATAGTAATTACTCATAATTAATCTCCCATTCTATTCCAGTAAATCAAGTTGCTACCTGACACTGTAGTTAAGTCTTTAGTTAAATTAGTTCCTGTTCCATCGTAAATACTTTGTACTTGTGTAGATGTTAGAGCTGTGTTCCAGATTGCTACTTCGTCAAGTTTGCCATTTAAATAAGTGCTTGAAAAGCCATCTGCTCGTTTACCAAGATAAAAACCCGAACCGTTTATTCCAATAGATTTTACTCCTGTAGTTGAAACAGGTGAGCCATCAAAATAATATTCATAAGAAGACCCATTCCAAGTTAAAGCTATATGATGCCAAGAACCGGTGACGGTATTCCAATTATTAAAAACTTTTTGATTTATGTGATTGTTTCCATTTTGTATAAAATTAACGCCAAATTTATTTGTTGTGTCATCAGTTATTATTTGTAAACTCGTTGAAGAGCTAACAGTAAAATCAATTATTCTATCATTATCTGCTAACCCTCCTGTTTTCGAAGTTTTATTTAACCAAAAACTCACAGTAAATGAGCCATTTAATATACTTTGATCTAAAGAATTTAAATCTATATAGTCATTAATACCATCAAAACTCATACTAAAGTTATTAGTAATTCCTGCAGCAGTTACAGCTAAATTAAATGTTGACGAATTTGGACACGTTCCACTTGTTATGTAGAATATTTTATAAGATTGAATAGTAGAAGCAGCTAAATCAATTTCACCTGTAGAAGAGTTAATACTTAACCCACTTGGATAGGCACTATAAACACCACCTGAAGTGGTTGGTGTAGTTGTTAAACTTGCTGTTCCTGTTTGTGGTAAACTACTCGCAGAATAAGCAAAAGAAGCACCATCAAGAGGATTAATTGTAATAGTGTTGTTAACTGTATTTGGACAGCTTCCATTTGTAGTATATACAACTGTATATGTACCAGCAGTTGAGTTATTAACGTTTATAACACCCGTTGAGCTATCTATACTTAGATTTCCAGTTGATTCGCTAAATGTTCCAGTTTCACCTGTGATGGATGGTGCTGGCGTAGTTAAAGAGTAACCACCGTGATATAGAACAACTCCGGGATTTACACCGGCTGATGCTCCGGGCATATAGTAAGTTTGACCGCTTAAATAATGTGTGTGGCTTTGACCATCATTACTAACCGCATTAGCAGCAGAAGCTGTGGTATATAAAGGATAATAACCATCTACAGCTAAAGCCCCTGTCGGCATTTGACAATAAGCACTTGATGAATATGTTACTGTTGCGCTATCTAAAGGTAATTCTGTTACCGTAGAAGCAGAAGAAGTTGCACTACATCCATTTGCATCAGTTCCCGTGACTGTATAGGTGCCTGCCGTTACATTAATGCTTTGTGTAGTTGCTCCCGTAGACCACAAATAAGAACTTAATCCAGCAGGAGCTGTTAACGTTGTAGTATTACCAGCACAATATGTTAAAGTTCCTGTAATTTCTACATTCGGTAGTGGGTGTTCTGTAACGGTAACTATCGAAGAAGTTGCACTACATCCATTTGAATCCGTTATAGTAACACTATATGAACCTCCTGAAGTTACTGTCAACTCTCGTGTAGTTTGTCCTGTAGACCATAAATAAGAACTCGCACTTGTAGCAGTTAACACCGTACTACTACCAGCACAGAAACTTAATGCACCTGTGATATTAGCAGTCGGTAAACTATTAATAGTCAAATTAAATGTTGCAGTTGACGAATCTGTATCTGTATAAGTAATTAAATAACTTCCTGCAGTAGAAGCATCAATGTCAACTTCACCTGTAGATGTGCTAATAAATACTAAGCCAGATGTCGAGCTAAATGTACCAGCACCAGCATTGTTTCTTATAGTTGGTGTTGGGTCTGAAGCATCAGCACAAAAAGAACTTGATGAATAAGTTATAGAAACAACAGGTTGACCACCAACAATATTAGTATCACCACTTAATGAACTATCATAAACAGCACCAAATCCATTAGTAGAATTGGCTTTTGCCTTACCCCAATCATTATTGTTGTTTACCGCACCTTGTCCCCATTCTATTGTGTTTGCCATATCTTTTTATTATAGTACCCAACCCCCAAAGTTAGCAACATCATCAGGGTACATATCCTCGTTCGTGTTACTGTAATACTCTGGAAATAAGTTATTATTACTTTGCATATAATCTATAAATCTGTTTGTGTAGAACTGGGAAGTAGTTCTCGCCTTCTCGACAAGATAGTCTACGTGTTCTTTTGTTATTGCGGTGCTGTTTTCTGGATTCTTTTGAAATATACCACCGTTTCCAATACTAACAGAACCAAAGGGTAAATACTCTACTAATGACCAATGCAATAACATTGGCTGTATATAATCTGTTAGTAATGATAAATAGTTACCTGCTAATGTTCCACCTACTATATCACTTTTAATTTTGTTGTATAGATCAGTACCAAGATAATTTTGTATGTGTATATCCTGCGCAATCTTTATAAACGGTAATAGCTTGTCATTATCAATATTACCATTAGCAGCAGTAAATACTGATATATCGTGTCTCGTTACAAATAGTGCTTGGCTCATTTTTGATAGTTTGGATGATGACCGTTGTTAGGCATATTTACAGGTGCTTTTACAGATTGCTTGCTTCCTACTGGGCTTTTCTTATAGCTTTTTGGAAATTGTGATTTTCTTATTGTCTTGTAATCACCTAAATCTTTGCTTCCTTTGTCATCTAAATTTCTAACTTTATATAATATCTCTTGCCACTTGTGCCTACAATATACTCCTCCTTTGAAGCGGAATAGATCATACTTCTTACCTTTATGCATTGGTAATTCAGCAGCTTTGAAATTCATATTTCTACTTGCTTTATCAATATCTTCTATTCTATATACAACACCGTTTCTAGTTCTAGCCATCATTTCTTGACAAAACTTTCTACTTTTATTGCCTTCTTTATTTGCCTTTCTGCTACCTCTTACATACTTGTATCTTACTTTATAAAAACTTGCATCTAAATATGAAAATCCATCTTCTTTGCTATCAATGCTTAATTTAATCATATCATTTGCCCAATCTTCAACACTTTCATTTTCATCATCTACATCTCTGATATCTACCATTTCCCACTCTTCAGTATCTATTACTTCACCCTCTAAACCTTCTAAAACACCATCATATATTTCATCAGGTAAATCACTCAAACAGTGCTTATGTGTTGACATTTCTAACTCTGCTTGCTCTTGCTCATCTTGCTTGATGCCAGTTTCTTCTTCTATTGTTTCAGCATCCTGTACTTCTTTATCAATCTCTGTAAATTCTAATGGTTGTAATGTTTTGAAATATAGATTTAATGAAATATCATTCACTGCTAACAGTTCATTCAAAGAATCGATTATTAATTCTTGATAAGGTTTTATAACAACATTGTCAAATAATAGTGCAGCAGTTTTAATCTCATCTGCATTGTTGCCTAATCCGTTTTTACCATCACGTAACCCAATTAATAATGGTGATGTTACACGATGCGTAACCATAATCTTAGAAGCACATTCTGTAGCTAAGTATTCATAATGTTGAGGGGCATCTGCTAGGGGTATGTCATCAATAGTACATTTTTGTTCTGCATTAGAATTAAAACTAACAATTACCTTTTCGCCATATGAACCAGTTAATTTTGACATTACTTGATCTTTAATTTCTAACTGCTTGGTACGATCAGGAATACCACCATTGAAGTTGATAACCTTGGTGCCACTAAAGGAGTTTTGTGCATCATTTATCAAAAAGTCGGCTATCTCTTTTTCTAAACAAGCATAACTAATCTGATAATCTGCAGGTGAGTAATAATAGTATCCACTCACGAATCTTTTTATTATGTAAATCTCATTTTTTGCACCACTACCAAAAACAGGAAATTTAGTTAGTTTAGTGTTTCTAGTAACCTTAGTCCAATCAGGTGCATAAAAATAATTCTTAATCTCACCGTTTGCATCCATCTTTTCAGCTCGTAACGTCTCACGTGGAAAGTGTGTTAATGAACCTATTTTATTTCCCTTGTATGAAACCTGAATAGCAGCTTCACCTAATAACTTTAAATCATTACAAACCTTTCTCATACACGTTGGTGTAAGCAGCTGCTTCATTTGTGCATATTCTTCAGGCTTTTCATTGCTATCTGTAGCATCTAAACCTTTACCGTATATTAAATTAACAATCCCATTTATTACAGCTTGGTTTGTTGTGCTTTCCATATACGCATCAATTAAACCCTGATAATATTCATTATCTTCACCAATGCCTACCCACTCCCTGTTGCGTTCTTCTGTTATTGCAGGTCTTTCATATTGGTTTAACTGTATTAAATGTAAATTATCCATAATATACAAATTCATTGTTTCCTGTACTTTGTTCTATATAAACACCATTTGAAATTTCATAATCACTTAGTGTTTGATCTGTACAATACATTTTATCTTTAAATATAACAATTCCATCACTAGTATTAGTAATCGTAATTGTATAATAATTGTTCTCATCTAATGCCTGTGACGTGCTATACTGAAAATAATAATCTAATTCTGTAAATGTTGCAGCTGTGTCTTCCAATATTACTTTATTTTGTGCTTCTGATTTTATTACTAACTTATAAACCTTTGCACCACTTATAGCTTCACGTGGTATGAAATTAATAGTTCCTCCTGTTTTAGTTAGTATTTGCATATTTTTTTTAAAAAAGAAGGTGAGCCGTTAAACTCACCCTCCACAATCAACTATATATTATGAATCACACCCGTGATGAAGTGTATCTTTTAGCTATTTGTACCTACTGTAACTGTTACCGTTGCACTACCCATTCCCGCATATGGGTCAGCAGCAGTACCACCATTAATAAAGTTTGCAGGCTTAGCTTCTTGTGCTGTAAAGGTTAATGTATATCCAGATAAGTCACCAAATGCAGAACCACTAACTATTGTTCCACCAGTTACTTCACATCCGTGTACTAACCCAAACTGCATAAAATTCCCGTTTCTATCTTCAAGGCAAATATGTGGCCTGTTGAAAGCCATTAGTTTTAATTCTGCATTATCTTCTTTAGATAATTTTGAAAATTGTAAACTAATACTTTGTTCGAAGAATGTTGTTCCGTTCTCTCTAGAACTAGTTATTGTTTGCTCAAATGAATTTGTTCCGTGTAAGTCATATTGAAAAGCTGTGAAAGTTCCTGTCATATCTGTAATTTCATCAGATGTTTCTGTAACTGTTCCTAAGTCCCCAAAATCCACGAACCAGGCACGAACCAAGCCTCCTATGACGTCTTTACAAGGTACCTTTCTTCCTTTTGTTAAATCGCAAGCCATAATTTTAAAATTTTAAATTAAGGGGGAATTACACCCCCTTGTTATTAATTAATTAATTAGGCGTGATATAATACGATATCAGAACCTATTCCATAATTTACTCCAGCTGTGTATCTCATTACCACTCTAACATTTTGACTTCCGTCAAGGTCTGCCATATCTAGGACTTTAACTTCGTTCATATCAGATAATAAACCAGTACCAAAGTAAAGGTTTGATTTTTGTGCTGCCATTGCTGTGTCATCAGCTAAACCATTACACACAAATAATTTAACACCATCAAAAGATAGTTGCCCACCTGCGTTGTACCATTGTGTACCTTGTGCGTTTGTACCATTTGAACCAATACCACTTGCAAAACCACCTAATGCTCTTACATAGGCTCTAGCAATGTTTTGTGATACGTAAATATGTAAATCTTCTTTGTTATATAAAGCAGAAGGTACTGCATCCACGATAGAACCTAGTTTATCAATTACGTTTGAGGCTGTAACAGCTGCGTGAGATGCTACATCAATAACATCACTATCTGCTAGTGCTAATGTCACTAAACCATCATATTCACCTGTGTTTGAGTTAACACCTTCCCAGATATTTTGCTCATTTTTTTCAGCTACTAATCCCGCAACGTGTGCAATGATAAAATCTGAAAATTTAGGTGGTAAATTATCATATACAGATATTCCCATTTGAGCTGCTTCCCAGTCGCTTCTAAAATCTTTCTTACATAATTCAAGATTTACTTGAAACTCCTCAGGTTGTAACAATCTTTCAGTAAGTGTAATCTCACCTGTTGCTCCAAAATCACAGGTAGCATCTTTAATTATATTTGCATCTGTTGCTACTTTTTTCATAGTAGATTTAAACTTGATGTTAGGCATTACTTCTAATCCCCCTTTATCAATTGTGTTAGCACTCAATAAAGCTGCAGCAATGTATTTACCTGCAAACTCTCCAGCATAGGTGCTTGTTATACTTGTTGTAGTTGCCATTTTTTTTTATTTAGTTATTATTAAAAATTTTACTGTAAACTCTATCTCTTGTTGTAGCAATTCTGCCACCACCTATTTTAAAGTTTACTTTGTTGTTTTGATCTGCTTCTGGATTGTGTTTAATTGGTTCAACCGTTTCAGCAGATAATTCCTCTTTATTTTCTTCTATAGTTTCTTCTGTAACCTCTGACATTTTTTCTTCTTTAGTTTTGTCAGCCATTTTTTCAATCATAGATTTTAATTCATCCATAGCGACTGCAAACTCTTCCCGTGTTACATATTTCATTTCTTCTTTTTCTTCTTCGTCCTCAAGTTCAGTTTCAACAGCTTCTTCTGTTGCTGATTCTTCAGAAAGTTCTTCTTCTGCTTCTTCAGCAGCTTTTGTTATATTGTCTATGACACCTTCTTCAGTTACAAAAAGTGTTCTACCGTCTTCAAGTTCATATTCACCTATTGGTAATGCCATTTCTCCATCTTCCGATTTAATAAATACTGCATTGCCTTTAGCAAATTCTTCTGATACTAATAATGTACCATTCTTTAAACTGATTTCAGCTAGTTCTACTTTTTCTTCAGAAAGTTCTACACCAACAATATTCTTGATTTTGTTTAGTATATCATTTGCTTTCATAATAAGATTTATTAGTAATGCAGAAAAATATGCTAAGTGTTATGTGTTTTTGTAAAAAAAATTATTCTGGTGTTCCTGTTATGTTTCCAATGCCCTGTGCTTGTAATGAACCATCACAACATTTTCTACTATATGTTTTACCATCTGGACATAAACAACCTCTTTTACTATACTTTGGTGAAGTTCTACTTGGTGTTTTAAATTTTTTACTTTTCATATTATTTGTTTTTAGGTGATTTAGGATGTTTAGCTGGCAATAAATCAAAATCGCCTGTGTATTTAGGGTTCTGTGGTCTGCCATTTCTAACTAAATACAAATAGGCATTAACTCTAGCTTGCGCCCAAGCCGTTGGTGATTTTATTCTTGGTGAATGTGAAACGTTGAAAGCTCCTAGACCTCTTTGAAATACAGATTTAAGTTGGCCTACAGTCACACCATAACCTAGCTTCTTTTTATATCTATCATTAAAGTCATCTGCCTTTTTTTGTAGTGTTGCTTCATCCTTCTTACTTACTTTAGCACCTCTGCTAGTAGAAGCATCTCCTTTAGCTGTGCCTTTACCTTTTGGGTTTTTATTTGGTGTTCCTGAAGCTGGTGCTTTAGGGGATTTCTTTATCCCACCTCTAGGACCTATTTCAGCATAGCTACTTTTTTTTTTAACGCATTTACCTTTCTTTTTTACAAATCCTTCTGGACATTTATACTTTTGCATAATGTGCTTTTCACAAGGCATATACCAATCTTTACCTTCATATTCGTGAACGTGAAAACCTTCACATCCAATGTTCTTAGCCATTTCCTCAGCCTTCTCCTGTGTGCTGTATGCTAGCCTGTCGTCTATTATTGCAAAGTCATCATTAATAACCATTGATGCAAGGTTAATCTCTCCTAGTTCTTTTAACTTACTTTCTGACCACCTTAATCCAGCTTTACCTCCCCATAGTAAATAAGATATAGTACCGCAGGCTGTGTTATCACTTTCATCATAATATTCACTTGCTCTACTTAAAAAACTGTACATTCTTTTAATGGTAGATACATTGAGCTTGCGTTTTGATGCGAGATCAGCACTCCTTATTTTTCCAATATTTGTTGCACATTTATTATTAACTTTTTGATTAAGCTCTCTACCTCTTTTAGCATTATTACTTACTGCATCAGGATAATCATTATAGCTTTCTAATTCTACCTTTTTATCAGTTAAAACGTTTTTAATGTTGCTTAGCATATATTCTGCTTCGTTTTCTTCTATCGCCTCCATCTCTGCTTTTAAATTAGGCTTCTGTATATTTGCTTTATCAGCAAAATAACCTTCAATACTAAACCCCTTAACCTTACCTGTTTTAACATAGTCATTCCAAACCTCATCATTTTCTACCTTCATTGAAATCATCCAAGTTCCTTCAGGAACATCAAAACCATACATCTTGCTTTTATCCATTTCAGGATTATCAACAATCCAACTTTCTACAACTGATAAACCGTTTATTTCCATATTGTGTTCTAGTGTTGCATTGTTCTGATTGCCATTCATAAAAAACAATTCACTTGCACGCTTTACAGTATCTTTACTAAAATACACGTAAAACATTGTATCGTTACGCTTTCTAAATATTGGCTTCATTGGCACCAAGGCGGCCCCAAGAAGGATTCTTTTTTCTTCATCTACTTTTGCAAACTTTATTTCTTGTTTGCTTAATGTAATCCATTCTTCTTCTATTGCAGGATTTTCAACCAAACTTACTGCTTCAATGCCAGTAAATTCGTCTTCTTCGTCTAGTAATAATTCTATTATATCCATTTTTATTTGTTTTTACCCACCTACTGTTGCAGATGATATTATGTTATTATTTAATTGTTGTGCTGTAGTTACGTCTTGCGCTACTACAAATGCTTGTACTGGTTGCTGTTGGCCTAGTGCTTGTGCAACTTGGTTAAATCCAGATTGCCCTACTATGTTGAATTGTGGTGCTTGTGTTTCTGTTACTCCTCCTCCTGCACCTCCCCCAGTATCTACGAAAGGGATAGTATTGCTAGGCGATTCGAATTTTTGTTTTGCTATTGTAGCAACTTGGGCAGCTCCCGTTATAGCAGCTATACCAGCTTCTACAAATTGTGCGCCTGTTGCTAATTTTATAGGATTACCACCCGCTGTTAATGCTGCAGTAACAGCTAAACCTGTATTTATTATACCCTGTGCAATACCAGCAGCTTTTCGTGTTTTAAATGCTTTTCTTTGGCTTTCTTCGTCATCTTTTGCTAATGATTGTGTTAATTGAATAATAGCACCTAATGTCCTTGCTGTGAAGTCCATTTGCTGCATCATTCTTTGCTGATTTCTTATTTGGTTGTTTATTATTCTTTGCTCATCTTCTTCATTTAATCTTGTTTTTTCAGCACCTATTCTAATTTCGTTTCTAATTACCTCGTCTGCTGTTTGTTGTGCTGCTGTTGTAGTGATATTTTTTAATGTGTTTTGATGCAGTTTGGTAGTATCAATTTCAACTGCATTTCTTGTCTGCATTCGTGGTATTGCCTCCTGAGCTTTTCTTTCTTCTTTATCTTTTAATAATGTTAATTCTTTTAATCTTTTTATTTCCTCATTAATTGTTTTGATTCTGTCATTACGCGCAGCAATTTCCCTTTCAGTTGTTCCAGGCATTTTTTCGGCCTGTTCTAATTCTTTTTTTCTTATCTCAATTAAATCTGTTAAAACCTCAACCTCATCCCCGCTTGCATCGTTTCCGTCTTCTGTGCTTTCTGTTGCCTTTTCAGTACTTACACCTAGGTCTTTCATTAATTGTTCTTTTGCAGCAAGTAGCTTTGATGTTTTATCCTGTTCCTCGTTATATTCTTCTTCTGCATTTGCAAGAGATTTTATGTCAAGTTTTAACCTATCCTGTTGTTCTCTTAAGTCATTGAAGCTCTTAATTACATTTGAACCATTTTCTTTTCTTAACCTATTTTGCTCGTCAATTATTTTGTCAATTTCTTTAACTAATTCTTCAGCATTTTTTGCTTGAACTTTAATACCAACATCTGATAACTGTTGCCTAATTTTAGATTCCCTTTTAAAAAGGTCTGCCCTAGCTTCAATTTTGTCATTCAAAGCATCTGCCGCTTCCTCTGCTTGTTCCTGGATTTCCTCTTCTTTTTGTTGTATTAATATTTTATTTATTAATGATTCATTTATTTTTTCAATAGCTTTATTTAATTCTTCATTGCTTACTGTTTCAGCGTCAATATTTTCTAAAAACTTCGGGTATTGTTTTTGTAATTCTGTTATTATTTTTACTCTATCCGCTTGTGAGGTGTTTACATCATTCAACCTTGCCTGAACTAAAAATAGTTCATCTCTTTCTTTTTCAAGTGATTCAGATAATTTTTCTGTAGGTGTAATAAAATTTAATAGTGCTGTTGTTGCTTGTACAATACCACGTGCAATAGTGTTAAATATTCCTGTGCCGTCTTCAATAGAAAGTAAAAAGCCTTCCCAAGCAGAACTTAATTTAGTGGTGTCTCCTGCCAAATTGTCTAATCTTGTTTCAGCTAATTCATTTGCTGCACCTGCTGAATTGTTAAATGATTCTGTTAATGTGTCTATTTTAGGTGCATTGTTTGCTAATGTTAAAAGTGATTTTGAACCAACTACCCCAACAAGATCAATAGCTGTATTTAATGAATTAGAACTGTTAGCGACTTGTTTCAATGCTTCGTTTAGTGGTATACCTTTCTTATTTAATTCAATAAATGTTTTTGATAATCCTGTACCAGCAATAGAACCTTTTAAACCGTTATCTGCAAGCACACCAAGCATTGCTGTAGTTTCTTCTATGCTAACATTCATCGCGCGTGATGTAGGTGCAACTAATTTTAATGATTCACGTAATGCATCAAAATCTAGTGCTGTTGATGAGGTTGAAGAAGCCATAACATCAACAACCCGTTGAGTTTCTGCTGTTTCCAATCCAAATGCACGCAATGTAGAACCAGCAATTGATGCAGCCTCGCCTAATCCAATATCTAAAGAAGCTGCTAAATCTAGCGTTGATTTAGTTGCATTTAAAATTTCTTTTGTTGTAAAACCTAATTTTGCAAATTCTGTTTGCAACCCAACAACCTCTTTAGATGTAAACTGTGTTGATGATCCTAATGCTTTAGCTGAATTTGAAAGTTGATTCATTTCAGCATCTGTTGCGCCTGTAACCGCTTCAAGGCCTGATAATGCTTTAGCAAATTCTGCACCCCGTTTAGTAGCAGATACAAACAAGGAGGTAATCCCTGCAATAGCACCAACACCAACACCTACAGCAATACCCTTGAATGATGTGCCTAATGATTTAACTTGATTTATCAAACCACCAAGAGGGCCGCCCATTCTGCTAAATTGATCATTAATTACATCACTTGTCTTAACTGCTTGTTGTTGCGTGTCTTTTAAACCTTTTTCAACGCCTTTTAAATTAGTTTTAGCGTTTTTAGTTTTAACATTTACAACTACATTTACTTCCCTTTGTTCCATTTTTCAATTCTTTTATTATGTATTTTAATTTGATATAATCCTTCCCTAATGCTCATTGGCACCTTGTTAATACCTAATGCTATATTTATGTGTTTATCATATAGCTTGTTGTCTTTACAAAATTCTAATGCTTCTAATATTATTTTCATACGTCATTTAATAATTCAAATTCTGTTTCACCACTTTGTAGTTTAGTAGTCATTGAATTAATTTTATATAATCTTGTGCCTATTATTATTTTATCATCTAGTGTTAATTGTAATAATATCTTCAATGGTAATACTGCGCTGAATTTATACAATCTTGCTTTTTTACTGAATACATCTGTAATGTAATCTTCATAATTTAATTGAAATAAACTATTATTATTACCACCATAATCAGTTAAGTTGTATGTGTCTATTTCACTACCAAAGTTTAAATTAATGCTTGGTGCAGTTGTTACACTTCCTAATTCATTTGCGTGGTGTGGCATATAGTAATTTGTTAATGAAAATATGTCGCTACCTGAAGCAGCACTATCAGCAAGAGCTCCATATGTTTCAGGTCTTGTATTATATATAAAATTAATTGGTGTACTAATACCACTTCTTTGAATGCCATAAAACAATAACGGTTGCCCAATACCAGGGTTAAGCTCTTCATCCAAAAAACAACCAGTTTGAATGTCAGTATTAGTTAATGCAGTTAAATCATTTAATCTACTGTATAACATATGTTCAAATGGTGCTGTTACTTTATATGCATCACCATCCTTAAAATCAGATTTATATTCAACCTCACCATATTTTCTATTGTTTGTGTTTAGAAATGTTTGTGCTAATATGCTTTTGGGTTCTGCATATTCTAAATCTACTTCTTTGAATGGTATTGTATTATTTACTGTGTGTGTGTTTGTGTTTATGAATTCTGTAATATCTAGTGTATCACCACCTGCAAAAAAATCATCAAGTTTTTGAACTACTATCTCACCATCAAAATTTACAAATGCAGTTAGATTAAACATTTTAAACATTCCATTCAGAAAATCTAATATTTTAATATCTGGCATTTGATCTGTGATAACTACCTCCGTTGTCTGAGGTGATAAATTAGATGCAGTAGAAGTAAATGTTGCGGTAAAATTATTTGTGGTAGTTGTAGAACCATTATCAACAATAGTAGTAAAATCTAAATCATATTCAGCCTGAAACTCAAAAGCTGTTTCAGTTGTAACCCTTCCGACAATTTCACCAGTAAAAAACTCATTAGCTACAAAAGTAAATGAAACTGTATTGGTTCCTGTTTGGTTTGTTTTTTTAGCTAATGATGACCATTCCGAAGCGTTTAATAATTCAATAGTATATGGAACAGTAGTAAAACCGCTATTGGGTGTAACTTGAAAATCAATAGTTAACTCTTGAGATAAGGTGTCATCAATTGGGGTATAAACATACCTTATAATTCCATTTGATAATGTAAATCTTGCAATGCTAGTTGTTTGTGTAAATACAGCACAATCTGAACCCGAACAGGTGTAAGAATCTGAGTTACCTATCCAAGTTCCAGCTAACGCCATTTTGCCCTTCCTTCTATGTAACCACATATATAAATTATTCATAGCAGTAGAATTAAAAAATTCACCTGTTTTAAAGTTTAGCAAGTACTTTTCTTCTATTGCCTTTATAATATGTTTTACTAAAATAGCGGGCTTTAAATCCTCAGGGAAGACACCTCGCTTCCCAAGATTTTGACCAGATGCATAAATATTTAATCCATTTGCTTTTATTATTGTATAATTTTCACCTGTTGCCATTATATTATCAGCCAAAGTAAGCTGTGTATTGCTGTCAATACGAAAAACAGTTGAAACAGTGCTATCTGTAGTGTTTAAAACAACATCTCCAATTGATACTACATTAGTAAAATTTTGTAAATCATCAACAAGTTTTGAAGCTAATTGTGAGGTTGCAGTTCCGGTTAATAAAGTAGTTCCAACACTATCATACACATATTGTTGACTATGTGCAATTAACGGATATATAATAGCATCAGGATATGAAACAGAATCTACTGTAAAATTTAAACCACTTTCTAAACCTGATTTAACATTTGTATTATTGTTGGCGTGATTAAAGTTGTTAACCCATTCTAATTGATTTAATTTGTCCTCAGATATTAAATCGTTTAATGTAACTGTATTACCAAAAAATGTTACTTTATATAATGATGGTACATTATTACGCATAGTAACACTTTGTAATCTTATTTTACCTTCTTTAAATGCAAAGTGATTTAATTCTATTCTAGCGTTTGCCATTATTTGATTGTCAAATCCTTCTATATCTGGATTGTACCAATACTTAAATAGCTTGTTATTTGTTTTGCTTGCAGGTAAATTAAATGTTTGACTAAAATCAGTAAAAACCTTATCTATGCTTTTTACGTCTTGAATGACCTGTGTTAAAGAAATTAAATCCTCCTCCATCAAGTCAACACGTTCAAAATCTTGTGCAGTTGTTGTGAACCGTAATTGTGGTTGTATGTATAATATTATTTGTTGCATTATCTAATATTATTTACAAAATCAAATGCCTTTTCAAAATTCATTGTATAGTTTATCATACGATCATTTAAACCTGTTTTTCGTGTGAAGTTACTATCTGTAATACATACGGGGTAAATTACATTCTGATCGTCTGTAAGCCACATATGTTCACTAACCATCAATTCTTCAAAATATACATTCATTCGCTCATCTACAAAACCCGTGTTTAATGTGATTGATTCTGTGCCATTTGCATTGTGTACTTTCTTGGCGTGTGCTGTGGTGCTGTAACTATTAAATGTAACTGTTTCAACACATATTGGGTCTCCCCCCGGCTCCTCTGGCTCCTCTAATGATTTAGATACGTTTCTAGCTTTAAATATACTTCTATTGAATTTTTCGTTTCTTGTTTCCAATGTTTCAACTGATTTTTTATGAAAAAATAAATCTTGTAACGCTCCCCATCTATTTAAGAAAGTTATTTTATGTACTGGATATTTGCATTCTTGTACTTCTTTAAGTGTGTAAGATATAGTATTAGAACTGTCGAAAGTCACTACTACTTCATCATATTGCTGTGTTGTTGTTGTTACATTTCCATAAGCAATCTTTTGATTTGAGTGTCCACTATCAGTAAAACTTTGTGAGCCAACACTTGAACCATTTAATTTGTAAACAATACCACTAACTCTTTCTTTATTTAATGGTAATCGAATGTTACTTCCTTTGTGATATTCGAAATAATTATTGCTAATCATTAATATTGGTTCGGTTGTATAGTTTGCACCTTCTTTGAATTTGTTAAACCCTTCCTGTGCTAAATAAGTTGTTGACGTACTTGAACCTATTATAGTTCCATCTGATTTTCTTGCACTTGTAACTACATTAACCCAGGCTGATTGTGTAAGTCTTGAGCTATTATACGAACCATCAAATGTTTGAATTAAATGATCGTTTACAATTTCACTAATTTCAAATGATACGCTTGTTTCATTTGGTAGTGGTTTTTTATTTAATGTAAAAGAAGCAGCTAAATCGCTACACATACTTACAGTTCCACTTACACCTTCAAATATTGAAATGTTAATTTGAAAATGACTAAGGTTAGCTATATTGGTTGAACCTGTTACTTGTGGTGTTCTAATGAAAAATGGTGATCGTGTTCTTATTATTGTACTCATATCTTAAAATTATCTTCTATGTATCCCGCTACTATTTCATCACCAAATAAATCTAAACCACGTTCAAATGGTTTGGTAAAAAACATTGTAGCTCTAATTCCTTTTTTGTATATGCTTCTAGCTATTAAATAGCTCAGTGATTGATTAGTTATAAATCTTCCCTTTTTATCTCTACCCCTAATGCCTTTTTGCTTAATCCATTTACTTAATGATTTTGCAAATGGTCCATCAGATGATGGATGATGTTTGTACTTAAATGGACTGCCTGAAGTTGCTTCATCTGCATAGTAACTTTCTGCACCTCTTACACCTCTATCTTGATAAACACCATATTGTAAACTTTCAAACTTTACCTTACTACCTTGTATTTTATAACCTAAAGATTGGCTTAACTTACCACTTGCTTTGTTTCCTTTGCGTGTAAGATTAGAACGTGATTGTTGTATCACATACTTTGCATATTTATCCAGTGCCTTTCTAAACTCGCTCATTAGCAATATGTCATTTCAGTTGTTGTACCTATGTCAAACGTAACTGCCCAGCCTGCCAGCATATTGTCAAAACGTTCTGTAAACGGTTCACAATTTGCAGCATTAATTAATTCAAACCCGTTTCTATATGTATCACTCTTTTGTAATACTCGCATTACTCTTGTTGCTAGTGCTAGTTGTGTGTTTAATATATCTTGCCTGTTGTCATTACCCAGAAAATAATCACGTGTTTGCTCATTACTAACATCTACAACATCCATCAAAAATATTGTCATATTATGCACTACATTATTATCTTGTATTGTTGCACTATTTACTGTAATGTGACATAATGGATATAAACTCTGCTTTTTTAAATCTACATCTGCAATATCACCAAAAGTTACCTCGTGATTAAATGGCTCTGCTTTGACTGCGTCTCTAATTGTATCTATAACTTTGTAAAAACTTTTCATATTGATTTTATATATAATGGTGCGTGTTTGCCTAAATCTTCTTCAATGAATTCATCTAACCAATCTATTGATTCATCAAAATCTGCATCATCATCTAACATTAATAATTGTAAACACTTCCAATAATTGTAAACTGCTCTAATTGGTTTATTTGTTGTCACACCAAGAAAAGCATCTTCAAAACCATCTGCAAGAATTACATATTCGTGTTTATCAACTAGTTCTTGTTCCATTAGCTTTTCTAATATTTGCTCCCTTTTCATTTTTTATTTAACAACTGATTTTGTAGATCAGCTTTATCTTTTTCAAATGCTAAATACTGTAAACAAGTATGTAGCTTTAATTTTGTAACTTCATCAAACCGCCTGACATCACCTTTCGCCAATCCATAGATTGACTGATACCAAGACCACTTTTCATTAAATCCAGTTTCTGCCGTTGCAATTTGTCTGGTGTTTGATTTTGTAAATAGCTCAGTATACAGTTCAATAATTCTTTCTTTAAATTCCAAAAAAAAACAAGTGATCCAAATACAATGTCAAGTTTTACTTGTTTCATATCATATTTATATGCGCTCTCATAATCTTCTATTAAATATTTTTCTTTTCTACTGTATTTAATTGGCCTATATAAAACGTTAATAGCTTTGTGCATTGTTTGCCATTCTGGTAAATATGTATCAAGATCAATGTATTCACCAAAGCTCATTTCATCCAGCTTAGGTATAAAACCAAACTCAACACCATTGTATTGAAATCTATCTTTGAATTTAGGTTCTAATAAAAACAGTTTATTAATATCTTCTACAATAGCATCAATATCATTTGCTTTGATATTTAATACTTGCTTCAAAGGTATGTTGCAGAATATTTCAATCATCTTCTGCTTTAAAAAATTATTATCTTCATTGTTATCACTAATCTTTAACCACTTCTGGTATTGTGCTAGTGTTATTTCACTTAATGATTCAGGTATGTTAATTGTAACTTTCATATATATATAATGTAGAAAAAAGTGTAAAGTGTTATGTACAAATTTTATATTTCTTTTCTTATCTCTTCTTATCTTATCTTAATGCTTTAGTAATGCTTAAGCAATGCTTAATAAATGTAGTATTCTCCACCACTTTGTAATTGATAACTAACTGCATACCTCAACGCATCTAATGCGTGATTGTAATTGTCTACGGGTGTTTGGCTTTTACGTTCTAACCATACATAGTTGTTTAATTCTTTGATTAGATCAGTACTATCACTATCTATTACTAAATCATAATCTTGTATCATACTAATGCCATATGTTACACTTCCCTGCCCTTTGATAGCTGGTACTATATTACAATGTCTACTTAACTCATTTATTAATCTAGGTTCTGCACTATCACCCACAATTAAATCATTGCCTGCATACTTTACATTTAAGTTTGCTAATTCACTTGTAGTTAATTTAGCCTGATAAAAACACAGCTTAACATAAATAATTTTATTTTCTTTATCTATGCTTGTTTTCACCAATGTGCTAGGGTCGTTACTAAATCCATAATCTTGTCCATAAACAACTTTATTAATATACTTAAATTCACCTATTGACCAATTAGAATATATTACCCCCTCTGCTTTATCTAACCAAGCACCCTGTATAGTATGCTTGAATCTTTCTGGTCTTCTTTGCTTCATACTTTCAATTTGCTGTATGTAGCTTGTGCTTAAATTATCTTTGTTGTCTAAATAAGTTGTATGTATGTAAGTGGTGTCATCTTTTGTAATGTTACTTCCCGCTTGTACACCACGTGATTCATACCATCTTTGATATATAAAATGTTCTTTTGTTGTTGGATTAAGTATTAGTATAATTCTATTCTCTTGTGCTTTGTTACGTACACTTAAATCTATCTTGTCAAATGTATCTTCATCAACTAATTCTTCTGCTTCATCCATCACCCACGTTGTAATACCTTGCAATGATTTAAGATTTGCTGTTTGGTCTCCTGATGAGGTTTTTATACCTCTGAATATTATCTTGCTGCCATTGCCCTTATTAATGATCTCATCTTTGGTAATTGTAAAATCATTTAGCTTGTTAAGCATTTCAATCTTTTCTATAAATTCTGGTATGATTGATATTGATGCAGAACGTAATGTAAAACGTGTAAACAGTATAGTGTGTCCTGCTTGATATGTTAACAGCAGCAGTATAGTATTTATTGCAAATGATTTGCCTGAACCTCTACCGCCTGTGATTATAAAATAACGTGCTTTAGATTCATTAAATACCAAATACTTATTGTGTAGCTTTAATTCCTGCAATTAGTTTTCTAAAATCGTGATTAACTTGTTCCGTGGTGTGCATATCTACTGTGTCTTTTAATTTGCCATATACATTATCCATAATAGAATTAAATGCAGCTACATCTTGTTTTTCAATTGCTTTTGATATAATTGCTTTTACCATTCTGTATTCATTAGATTGCCATACATCATTACCTTGATTATCTTTTACCTGCACCATCATATCCAACATTTCACGAATTATTGTGCTTCTGTT